GTGTCTGGAATGGCTGGTTTCGTCAAGAATATGACCGGGCCGCTAAAAACGTCATTCTTTGCACTAGCCGACAGTGCCATGAGTGTCGCCGGAAAACTATCGTCGTCGATGACGAAGGCGATTGACGCGATTTTGAAGCGGCTAGGTGTGGATTCGGGAAAGGTGGTCACAGCGGTCACAGAAGCGGTCAGGAGCGCCAAACTTGGAATGGTGGAGCGTATTACCGCAACGACAGAGAAGGCCACTCAGGCGGTCTCTCACGTCGCCACAACGGCTGCTACAAGGCTATCGAAGCTGAATCTGGTTGAGCGCGCAACTGATACAGGTAGCAAGGCTGTCCATGTTGTTACAACTGCCGCTACGAGACTGGCAAAATTGGACATGGTAGAGCGTGCAACATCTACCACGGGGAAGGCCATTACATCCGCCGCACATGCTGTTACTACCGCAGCTACAAGACTGGCAAAGCTGGGGATGGTCGAACGTATGACTGAAGCTGGTGGGAAGGTTGCCGCGTCCACAATCAGGGTTGCAACTGATGCTACAAGGGCCGTCGCGCGACCTGTTGCTGCTGCTTCTGGCGCTGCGGCGCGTGGGATGGGAAGGATTGCATCAAAAGCTGTCCCCATTATAGGAACGCTTGCCGGTGGATACATGACATATGACTATGCAAAGCGGGGTGAATATCTCAAGGCCCTGCTAGCTGGAACATCTACAGTAGCTTCGTTGGTTCCTGTCGGCGGAACCTTGGTATCAATGGGGATCGACTCTTACCTTATTGGTGATGACCTTGGCATGTTCGACTCGCTTAAGTCTCGCCCCATGACCGTCGATGACCTACAGCGCAACCGCTTCGTTTCAACCGATATTCTGCCGACGACGAAACCATCCGATTATTCAGCGAATGATGTTCGGGCTTACTTGGAACGAGTCAACAATCAACCGGACAAGGCGGATGAAATCGTGGGTGAACTCAGGATGCTGCGTTCTTCGGTTGATCGCCTTGCCAATCCCCTCAACAGCATGGATGGTGTCATCAAGGAAGGAGTCCTTCGTCCGAACCCAAACACATCAGTTATTTACAATGCTCGCTAAAAGGTGACGCCCATCCATAAATATAGTGAATGTGCAAGGATGTGACGAATGACCAAGGCGAACATCGTTCTCCCGAAGCGGAAAAAGACAAATGACGGAAACATCCCAACCCTCGTGTTTCCGTCCATTTCATCATCCAGTGGCTTCGATGACATTACCAATCTGAAAGCCCAAATCTTCCGAGGCCCGACAGACCGACTCACGAAATATCGGGAATATGATGAGATTGCGGCGGACACCGATGTTTCGCGCGCCCTAGACATCATCGCTGAACATTCGGTGGAGAAGAACGCTAGGGGCCTCTATTTCCAATTTCAATGGTTCACCGACAACGTAGGCTTTGGCGTTACTGACATTCTGGAACGACACATCTACCAGTGGTCTGAAATCAACAAGTTCAATCGCAAACTTCATCAGGTTGTCAGGAATACGTTGAAGTATGGTGATTGGTTCATGTTCAGGAATCCATATACGTTTGAACTCATGGACATTCACCCCGCGTCAGTTCAAGGCGCGGTGATCGAAAAGCAGACGCTAAAGATTCTCGGGTGGTCGATCAAGAACTTCCGCTGGAACATCGAAGACTTGGAGATTGACACGAATATTCACGATGTTGACACCCATATGATTTCCAACGGGATCGACAACGGTCAGTTCCGATACATTCCGGCGCAACACATTCTCCATTTCAGCATGTCTGACGGCAAGATTGCCACTGACGACAATTACCAGAACTCTGGAATGTGGCAATCGAACCGTTGGCCATTCGGAAATTCGTGGCTCGACGGCATTGCAAAGAGTTTCAAAGAGCGGTCTTTGCTGGAAGATGCAATCATTCTTCATCGTCTCCAACGCGCTCCCAATCGCCATGTGTTCTTCATCGACACGGGCCGGGCGCGTCCTGATAGGGCAGAGGCCATTGTGGAACGGTTCAAGAACGAGATCATTCAGAAACGGATGCCGATGTCTTCCAATTCTGGCAATCTTGGCGCATCATCCGTCTATAACCCGATGAGCATGTTGGAAGACATCTTTGTTCCGGTATCTTTTGAGCAGAGAGGTAGTCGCATCGAACGTCTTGAAGGGCAACCTTGGACCGATGTTCCAGAATTGGAACATTTCCAGAGGAAGGTTTCGTCTGCACTCCGTGTCCCGTATTCATGGCTGAACCCATCGGAAAATGTAATCAATTCGGATGCCCGCGCGGGAGTTGCCACACAGGAAGAAGTCGAGTTTTCTCGTTTCTGTTCAAAGGTCCAGTCATACATCATTGACGAGTTTGACCGAGAGTTCAAGCGGTATTGCATCTGGCGCGGTCTCAATATCGTGTGGTCGGACTTCAAGATTCGCTTCAATGATCCCACCAATTACGAGAAGTCGCGTGATCTGGCACGTCTTTCTAATGGTGTGGATACGTTCAAGCAACTGATTGATGTTCCGTTCATTTCGCGGCGTCTGGCTATGGAAATGGCGCTTGGGTGGTCTGAGGACATCATTGCTCGCAACGAGCGGATGATCTTGGAAGAAACACACGGTGATATGTATGACCTGAATATCGACACGGGTGGTGGGTCTGGTTTCATGGGGATCAAACCGGCTGCACTCTATGGCAATGATGCCAGTATGCCAGATCGTGTCATTCGTGGTGGTGACACCTTTGATGGAAACATGGAAGGTGCTCTTGAACCAACAAGTCCGGGTTCTTCTATCCCGCTCACTTCTTCGGGTGAGAACGAAGGTGAAGAACCGGCTGGATACTTGGAGTGGTATGATTCTGGTGAACAGGACGGAGAACCGCTAATGGAAAATTCTAGGGGCGAATATGCTGAACGGGATCAACTATCGAAACTTGCCACTCGGGTTGACCGCTCACTTTCGAAGTTTGATCCCATCCGACGCAAGGAGCGGTTCATCGTGAGTTTCGATCAACTGAAAAAGTATCGCATCAAACACATGGCGAGTGTCATTGACTGGAAGCGCCGCAAGCGCCTTCTCTCCAAGGTGTATGTTGAAGATACCCGACGGTGATAGGGACACACCAATGAGGTCGGCGTTGTTTATCATTCTCTTGTTGGTGGCATCATCATGTTCGGCTCACCACGACAATGGCTTTTGCGATAAGTCGGGTTTCACCATTGTCGAATACGAAGGTCTTGACGTTTGCGTGTCAAACGACTACTACATGCGCGACGGAATAAGGATGCCCCTAAATCTCGATGAGGCTTTCGCGGTTCTAGGTGATGAGTATGTCTTACCAACCCCCGGACTCGTCAAAGCCATATGGGAACAAGCGGATGTCAAATTGTCTCCGGCCCCGCTACCACCCGGATCAATGATGTCAACCATGAAGTATTTTGTTCTACACGATCAAATCATTAACCAACAACTTGATGGTCGCAAGGGGCTGATTGCAGGTCACAAGAAGGATTTGATCCGCGTCCCCCGAGAATCGAGGACGATTGGTATATATGGTTGGTTTCGAGAAAACGGGTCTCCAATTCAACCAGTCAACACTCGAAGCCACTCGCGCGATTACAAGGATTACTCTCATGGACTTAGGCTCGTGGAGAGGATCGCCCGCACATCAGATGGAACCTTCGTTGATTTGAAATATGCCCTTACGAAATAATGATTTTAGACCCATCTCGTCAGACACCGGCTAAATATATCTGAGTTGACGAACACGAAAGGTATTAGCTATGGTTCTATCATCTTCTCCCGGCGTGAGCATCAAGGTTGTTGATTCTTCGGCATACACGACCGGCACTCAGACCACGATTCCGCTCATTGTCATGGCGACTCGTGCCAACAAGACCGTAGATGGCCTCGTGGCTGCTGGCACTACCGAAGCCAATAAACTTCGCCTGATTACTTCTCAGCGCGAACTCGTGAAAAACTATGGCGCTCCGGTATTCGTCAAGAGCAACGACACTCCGCTCTACGGTGACGAATTGAACGAACTTGGCCTACTGGCAGCATATCAGGCCCTCGGCCTATCTTCACTTGCATATGTCATCCGGGCCGACATCAACCTTGATGAACTTGAGCCTACCCCGAATGAGCCTACACTTCCGCCCACCGATGGGACTTACTGGATTCCAAAGAACAACGTGGTCGGTGGTATCTTCAAGTATGATGGCTCGAACTGGTCAGCGGTCCCGTTCACTGTTTACACGACTGCCCCGACTGGCGCAGATGGCACAGATGGTGACTGGTGCTTCGATTACAGCGACCTGAACGGGACGATCAAATACAAGTTTGGTGGCATCTGGAAGGCTGCATCGAACTCCAACCTGTCATCGGATTTTGGTGCGTCAACCACCATGCACGTTCAATCCACCACCCCAACTTCACCGACTTCCGGTGATTACTGGTTCAAGACCACCAAATCAGGCGGTGGTGTTGATCTTTCTCTTGGTCGGTATAGTGCCACTCAAGGGACGTTCCAGATTCAGGCGATCATTCGTGACTCGACGCCCCCAACTCCCAACGAGGGCACTATCTGGGAAGATACCTCACAAATCGCCACCAGCGGCGCACGTCCTCTTTATGTCGGCACTGGTGCGGCATTTATCCCGCTTCCTGTCTTTGTTCAGAGTGATGCCCCTCATACTCCACCGAACGCGGGTCGTAAGTGGTATGATGACAACCACGCAGACTTCGCCCTTTATGTTGAGGGGACCGATGTCGGTCGCGGGAACGAGTGGGTTCCAATCGACACTGTAACCGTGTCCAACCCATCACGGACTCAGAAGGTCATCAGCGCATCTGCACCTCTTGCCCCGCAGGAAGGCGCGATTTGGGTGGATATTTCAACCCCAACCAAACTCGACATCTTCCCCGTTGTGAAGAAGTATGTGTCCGGTAGCTGGATCGACATTTCCGATTCCATCGTAATCCAAGATACTGACCCCGACGCAACTGCTGTCGTGAATGGCACGTATTGGCTTAATACCGGGGAAAGCCGCACACGGTATATCGTCAAGGAGTATGTGCCGGATTACAAGGCTGTTACCGTTCAACTCAATACCACTACCAACAAGTATGAGGTGGTTGAAGAAGTTGGCACAAAATGGCGTCCTGTCAATGCCGAATTTGGTCGCAAGTCTGTTCGGAAAACGATTGTAACGGCGCTGCAAGCGGCCTTCAACGAGAACCATGAAATCCGCGCAGAGGATACGGTCTATCATCTCATCGCTTGTCCCGGTTATCCCGAACTTTACGATGAGATGAACACCCTCAACGTGGACATTGGCGAACTTGCCTTCATTCTGGTCGATCCCCCGAAATATGCCAATATCGGGGTCATCACCGGATCGAAGGGTCGTAGCATCTCGGTAACTGAGTGGATCACCAATAGCCGCGCTGCAACCACCAACGGTGAGGATGGCCTTTCGGCTGGTAGCCCATATGCGGCAACTTTCTACCCGTGGGGTATCATGTCGAATGTCGATGGCACCGACGTATATGCGCCACCGTCAATTCAGGCTATGCGCACAATCATTTACAACGACACCGTGGCCTATCCTTGGACTGCCCCGGCTGGCCTGTCACGGGGTCGGACTGATGTATTCACATCTGTTGGGTATCTTGACGAGAACGACGAGTATGTTCCAATCAAGCTGACCCCCGGTCAATCCGATGCTCTCTACAACGTCAACATCAACCCGATTCTTTACAAGAACCGGACACTGGCGATCTATGGTCAGAAGACGCTATATGGGAGCACGACCGCACTCGACAGGATCAATGTTGCACGCTTGCTTGCTACGATCAAACGCAATATCAAGCGTTCACTTGAAACCTACCTGTTCGAGATTAACGAGGCGGGCACCCGTCGCTCGGTGAAGAACACGGTTGACCGTTACCTGTCAAGTATTGCCGCCAAAAACGGCATCTATGACTGGCTGACGATTTGTGATGCAAGCAACAACCCCGGCGATGTGATTGACCAGAACAAGCTGAATGTGGACATCCTGATTAAGCCCAGCAAGGTCATCGAGTTCATTGCCGCTACCATTACTGTCGTGAATACGTCAGATAGCTTGCAATAACTACAAGATCAACTATCAAGACTTGGCGGGGCTTCGGCCCCGCTTTTTTTTCTTGACATGCACCAATCATCATGGTAAGGGAATACACGAAGCGTAAGGAGAGACCCAATGAAAAAATATCAAAACATCGCCAAGGCCATCAAGCTGGCTGCTGGTGAGTTTTCATTTGTTACCGCAATGGGCCACGACATTTTCGATTCGGCGGACGATATCGAGAACATGACCGTGGCCGAAGCGATCTCCAACGTCCATGCCCAATGCGGAATGATTCAGGTCATTTACGATCTTAAGTTCGGGGATGTAATGTATTTGGTTCGCAAGTTTTACGGGGAAGCCAGTGAACGCGGTGTTCACGTCAACAATTATGATGATGTGAGTGACGAAACCATCATCGAGTGGATGGAGGAAGCCGAGGCTTGACTTCAATGGTTTGATGCGGCCCACAATGCGATCAGTATTGATTCGGCCACGCCATCATCTTTCTTGTATTTCAGAACTCGCTCCGCCACATCAGGGGCGAGTTCTCGTGCCAGACACATGCTTTCTTCCTTGTCAGCACCGATTCCGTAGTAATTCTTCCACTTCGCCGGAGCCACGGTAACAATATCAATACCAAGGCCCGCCGCAATGCCATGCAGGACACCTGTTCCGAAACCGAAACGAAAGGAACTTGTCGAACCTTCACCGGGTCTTGACGATACCTTTTCGATGCAGACTACATGGGGAGAAAATTCACGAATCATTCCAGCGATGGCGGGCAGATCGTATTCAGAACGTGTTTTCTTTTTCCCCTTGATTGTGACTGGAACCTTGATGGTCGGCATCCTGATGGCATTAGTGACTACCCCATCTTCCACGAGCGCAATACCGCCAGAAAACCCCGGATCAATTCCTACTACCTTCACCACGTAAACCACCTAGACCCATCAAAAACAAGTGACACGCTCTCGTAGTTTATGGACAATGTGTATGTTGGCGCACCGTCAATCAACGATCCGGGGACGATGACGATGTTGTTTGTGCCAGCCATACCACCCTCGTCCTTGATCGTCAGCTTGCGTCCGGCTACTGATGACCCCAGCGCCGTGATGTCGCTCAGATCAATATTGACATTGCCGGTGGTAGTGTATTTGACCCCAATGTAAGAATCTGTTGCAGTCGGGGTATAAGATGCTGCATTGACGGTTGCGCGGTTTTCGTAATTGGGCAGAGCACTAGCGTTCACATTCTCGAATGATCTGATCTGGATAGATGTCCCGCTAGAAGGTGCAGTCCCAAACCTGATAGCCCGTCCATGAAGGACGTAATCCACCCGTGGTTTTTGCTGGACACCATCAATGTCAACGAATACCATTTCTTCGTATAGGGACGGGTTCGTGGTGGAAAGACCGAATGTCGTCGTTGTTCCGTCACCAGTATAGATGTCCCTCACGACAACTGTATTGATACTACCGCCTACCGTAACCCAACCAGCGCCGGTCCATAGATAGAGGATACCCCCGATAGTATCATACACAAGTGCGCCAGTTTCCGGCGTAGGAGTGGCAGGTGGTTGACCATTAACGTTCTTGACATCGACAACACTTACCTTGTTCAGTTGCATCCAATGGAATGACGGCGGTCCAGAGAAGGTATAGACGTTGGATTCTTCGGTGACGAATACTGTCCGGCCCGGAAAGTTTGCAGGGTCATTAGTAAGCGGAAGTGTTTTGACACTCTCGATTGCTGATACGAGCGGTTCGGTGGTGGAAGGATCGACATTGATACCGTAGTTGCCGTTTGTCAGCTTCCCGTATGGGATGAAAGGATAATTCGGCATGTTATTGACCCCTTATTTGATGAACCCGAATAGCGTGACCTTGACCTGAATGGAACCAGAATTAGGAGTCCCCGCAACTTGTAGTTTGAGGGTATCTGAACCCTTCACGGATTTCGTCACACCTTGGATGTTGTAGAAAGCGAATTGATCCACGTCCGACATGATGACAATGCTGTTCTCCAACACATCCTCTGGCGCGTCAACATACAGGTTGAAGATGACTGGCTCTGTCGCGGTGGGGGCGATTACGTTTTCCAGTAGAACCCCAGTCGGGTAGAATGTCGAACCGTCTCCGGGGTGTGTGAAGATCACGGTGTCGCCCGCAACAGTCATGTCGATGCTTGATGCGGTTGAATCCATCCTGAAACGGTTGGAGTAGTTTGAATTGACGTTCGCCAATTCCACGAACTTCGTCCCCGTGTAATATTCGAGCATACCTGTCGTAGCATTATGCCACGTCATCCCGGTCACGGGATTCGAGGGAGCGGCGCTGGATGAGAAATTCTCCATCAGGCGATATTCGTTCGTGGCAATATACTCGCCATAAGGTGAGATCATTTCTCCGATCATTTCAATCGGGAAAGAATTTCCAGTAGTTGTCAGGGGCGGAATGACAGTTACTTCGTTCCCCTCACTGTTCTTGATCCGGTAAGTCGTCATGGACGAGAATCCTTCATATTGGTCACGTTTATTTATCCGAAGGGCGCGCTTTTTTCCTCTTTTTTGAAGTTACCCCGAGGTCTTGCATACCAAAACATAAATATCTTTGCAAAAACACGTTGTTAGCAGAAGGAACACAAGCATGGCCGATTTCGACGTAATCAAGTTCTCCAAGGCGTTCACCGTCACTGAATCTGGCGACCTGAAAGTGCGCGACGAAGAACTGTTTGAAGAACACAAGAAACTCATTGATGAGATGATTCTGGAAGCCGGGCGCAAGGCGTTTCAAAAGGTTCTGAACGAGTGCGACGATATTGATGATGAAATCGCCGCAATTGATGATGAACTCGACTTCGACGAACTGTTCGGTGACGATTCCTACGAAAATGAGGGCGACATCATGGTGTCAGACGTTGTGTCTGATGATGAGGCCGAGGATGAAGGCGAAAGCCTTGATGAAGCTGCATCTGATGATCCAGTCTTCGATTTCGATGATGATGTCCTTCTCGACCCGGACTGGGATGATGACGATTTCGATGTCGAAAACCTTGGGATCGACGTTTCCGACCTTCGGGATGACGAATAATCGGGAGACCGCCAATGTCAGGTCAACTTGTTCCCCTTTATGAATGTATCGAACCAGCCCGCAAGCCCGTTGAGGTGCTGATGGAGAAAGAGACGTTCGTTAAAGGTGAGGAACCGCAGAAATTCTATTACCTTGAAGGTCTCGTCATGGAAGGCGAGGTCGTGAACAAGAATGGCCGCATCTATCCCGCATCTGAAATCAAGTCCGCCGTGGATCAACTCAATGAAGAACTGAACCGGCGCGGCGGAACTCCGATTCCCGGTGAACTCGATCATCCAGATAACCTTTCACTCAATTTTGATCGCGTTGCTGTTGGCATTACCAAGGTGTGGTATTCCAACAACAATGGTTACGCCAAGATGCGCGTCCTACCGGGTGGGGTAAACGGTGATATTCTGATTGCTACGATCAAGGCTGGTATCAGGGTCGGCGTATCATCGCGGGGCGCGGGCATCGTTGACGATGTGACGAAGCGAGTCAGCAATTATCATATCGTCACTATTGATGCTGTTCTCGAACCATCCGCCCCCAATGCGTTTCCAGAGGCCACACTAGCCGAGTCCATTCAGAAATACAAACATGGACCAGAGGTTATCAGGCTTACGGAAATGGCGCGGGTTGACCCGGCAGCAAAGAAACATCTGGAACGGGAATTGCATCGCCTGTTCACCGAACTTCGTGATGATGTGCTATGGAGAAAATGAAATGAGCAAGTTTGAAGAAGCAATCGAGAAGCTGCCGCTTGACAAGGAAGTGGTTGATTCTCTTAAAGAATCTTGGGAGTCGGCTCTGGCCGAAGCCAAGATTGTTGCGGGTAACGAAGCCCGCAAGGAAGTCATGGACAAATACAAAAGCGATCTCGCCAAGATTGAAAACGCGGTTGGTAAATTCATTGCTGAGGCCGTAGCTGAGCACATGAAGGAACTGACTGGTGACATTCAGTCCATCGCTGAGAAGCGGAAAGAACTTCTTGAGAAGGCCGAAGAGTTCAGGAAGATGAAACGCTACGAACTCCGTGAAAGCCGCCTAGCCGTCGAAAAGGCGGTCGAGGGTATGGTCAAGGAGCACGTCGCTGAACTGGCAGAGGATGTCAAGGCTCATCGCGCCGCTGCAATGCAAGTCATCAAGGAAGCCAAGGATGACTATGCTCGCAAGGTTGAGCGGCTGAAAGAGAAAAGTGCCAAGGTTCTTGAGTTCATCATCGAAGATCGGGTTGAGAAGAACATCAAGGAACTGCGCGAAGACATCGAAGAAGCCCGCAAAAACCGCTTCGGTCAAGAACTCTTTGAGGCTTTCTACGACACCTTCCGTCATCAATTCTTCGATACGAACACCGAGTTCAAGAAACTTGCCGAGCGTAATGAGCGCATCAAGGCCAAGTCAGAAGAAGCCATTAAC